AATAATGCTCAATAAAATTCTTCGCTTTTTCCTTAGCGTTATAAATAAAGCGACCGTTTAAATCAGGTAAAACTTTTTCGGTTAATGTAACAGAATTACAAGTGAAATCTATTTTATAATAGAAATCACTAATAGCTGTTTGATTAGATGATCCGATAAACCACTGGTCATTATATGCCGGTGTTTTACTGAGTGGGTATTGTGTTATAGTTAGTGCCATTTATATTTTCTTTGTTATTTCTATTATAACTTCGTTTTGTGTTGCTTCGATTAAGTCTTTCTCTAATTTTTCAAGTCGCCCATCATTAATTACTTCGCTAAAGAAATGGTTTCCTTTATAACCTTTTTTATGAATCTTTCTAGCTATTAAAAAAGATAATTGTTTAACTGCTTTCTCGAATGCTAATCTTTTTAAAGGTTTTTTAGGGCGATTAGTTTTATTCTTTGCTTGCTTATCTAATCTTTGTTGTAAATTATCACTAATGTATTTACCAACTAAAGCACGCCTTTTAACCCAGTCAGCTATTCCTTTTTGTACTGAGCCATCTCCACTGTTAACTGTCTTACCTCTTCCCTTATCTAATACCTTACCATATAAAGGCATCTGTAAAATGTATTCAGTCAAATCCCCAACATGTCTAATAGGCAAAGATTTGATTTTACCCGATAATCTTGCATTGTAACCACTTCCCATTTTACTAGCCAAGCTATCTTGCAAGTCTTGTTCAAGTTTCATCCCGAACTCAACTAAAATTTCATCTATCTTTTTATCTATTGCCATTCAATGCAATTAAAAATTTTCCTTTATCTTTTAAATAACTAATCTTGTTTAAAAACCTTGTAACATTCCATAGATACACGTCGTCCCATGTTAGTCTTTCATTTTCTGCGCAAAGATCTATATTGTATTCCCACCCCCAATGTTCAAGGAATCCATGAACTCTTTGTCGGTCAGTATTTCCGTCTGAAACGTCTTCACTAATTGTAATTGGCTCTCCAAATATTGAGCTATATGTTTCTCGCATTTCAAAAAGTAGTTCTTGAAAAAAAAAACAGTACCCAACACATCGCCCACCTTTTTTGATAGAAACGCTTGAGAAATCTCTTTATGCTTATCAGGATTGTAAGGTCTATAAACAACCGCCAACAATTCATTAATCGGAGCGTTAGCTTTATTCAATGAATAGAAATCTACTAACTGATTAACACCAATGTCGTTTAGGTTAGTACACGCTTTATAAGTTTTAAAGCCTATTCTAGTTTTTTCTTTGAATTTTAACTGTTTTGGAATGTTATTAAGAAATCCAATATTCTCAAAGGCTGTAATCGGCATAGCCTCAACTTCGCTCTCTTTCTTATTTAAAACAATAGCTAGTTTCTTTATTTTCTTATCAATGTCGGATGTCTCCAAGGCATCAACAGCCAACAAGTCAATGTATTGTTTTATGGTAAGGTCTTCAAATTTCATCTTTATTAAGTATTAAAATATTAGTTAAACGATATCTATAATATTGGTAAATCTTGAACGTAAACAGTTGTAAGCTATACAACAAGCCATTACACCGTCATCGTGAAATCCTTGCGGTGCTGAGTATTTGATATTCCTTGTTTTGTGCGAATATTCGTATGTGAAAATATCAAACTCCTTTTTAAGCCAGTCAATTTCTAATAAACTAAATTCATTGTTTTGAATTGCTACTTGCAAAGCTTCTACAGCATCCTGTTTACTTTTACTTGTTGTTGTGAATGGCTCTATATTTGTATATTTAGCTTGTAACTGCTCAAATATAACATCGTCTATACTATTAACCTCAACTTTACAAGATGCGTTAAAACGTCTTAAAACGTTTAATAATGCATCTACTATATTACTCCATGTATTGTGCCTCCAACGTTCACAAAGAACCATTTGCCCACGTTCGTTTAAAATTACGATAACTGTGTAATCATCTGCCCTACCTAAATCAATACCAGCGTAATAGCGTGCCGTTATTTCCGGTTGGTCGTTAATTGTGATGTTATTGAATACACCCGATCCACTATCTATAAATTCAGCAAGGTATTCTTGTTTAAATACATTATCAGGTAACGTGTGACGTGCGCCATCTATTTCATCGGCTTGAGCTAGTCCATCGTAGCTAGTCATCTTAAATGACTTGTAAGCTGGGTTAACACCGTCTAAGTTAAATAAGTTGTAAAAATGGTTTTTACCCTTTGGAGTTGATATTAATAAAACTTTTTTTCCTTTAACTAAAACGGTTGCTCTTAATACTTCAGTCCAAGCTCTCTCATCTATAAATGCGAACTCATCACATACAAGGTAATCAAAAGTAAAACCCCTCAAATTATCGTATCTCTCAGCACTAAAAAACTGTATAGTTGAATTATTCTTAGTCTTAATAATTAACTCACTTGCATTTGAAGTAATTAAATTACTATTATCAAAAGCCTTAACCATTTCATCAAAGACTTTCTTTGCTTGCTTATAGATAGGAGAAACCCACGCTATTTGACTATTGCTATGATTAAATGCCCAATAATAACATTGATTCATAGCTAACAATGATTTACCAAACTGCCTACCTATGTTTAGAACGTAGTATTTGTAAGGCTCATTGTTTATGCTATTATGAATCTTTGCTTGGTTGTTGTGGGGACTGTAAAGGGTTACCGAAGTTGGCATTAAAATCTATATTAGTATTCTCGTTCTTATTTTCAGTCTTTTCAACTAAGCCATTTAATCGTTGTGTTATTGATGGATTATATTGTCCTACCATACCGCCATCTATTTGATCATTCCTTATCATATCCCTTATATGCGTACAGATAGGTACATATTCATCATAAGAATTATCTCTATTTTCAAAATAATGCTTAATAGAGCCTATTTCATTAAAACAATATACTTTGAATCCTTCCATCGTCAAAGGTCTCTCTAAAAGCTCGTATTCGCTTTTTCCATCTTTACCAACAAATACATGTCTTTTTCTAGGATTAGATTTTACTTCAATAACATAATTATTGAATAATTCTAAAAGTTTCTCAGGTGTTTCTATGTATTTAGCCTTTGCCATCATTCCAAAAGTTTTGATATTCGTATTCGTCTTGCATTTTATTTTCTAATTTGTTTTAATTTACGTTGCGCCCATTCAATTCCGGCATCTCCACCCCAAGCTAACCAAGCTAATCTACCGCAACCTTCTCCCAATGGTCTGTCACTATGTTGTCTATGTCGTTCAAATGCTGCCATTCTTGCAATAGTGTCCTCTGATATATTTTCACCGTTGGCTAATTGATGCGCTCTTGCTTTTCCAGTTGCTTCAAGGCATTCACCCCATCCGTGTTCATCTGCCCATCTCAAAGCTATTTTAGCATTCTCACTTGCTTGTTTAGGATAATCGTTGTAAGATTCAAACTCCATGAATTTAACACCTATTGAACCAAGTTGATTAATAACATCGGTATTGTTATCATAGTGTTTTGATATTCCAAGTTCTTTAATCTTTTCAATCTTTGCTTTGTTTGAACCAGTTGCAAATACTCTATTTTCAGGAATACCCAAAGCCTTAGCCGTTGCTAACATTCCTTCCTTATCTTGTCTTGCTGAAATAATATATAAAATCCCTTGTTGATGTTTAGCTAGTTGTTTACCACGTTCCGTGCTTAAAGTATCATCATAATCAAATGAAATCTTTTCTGTTTCATATTCTACAAAGAATGATTTACAAACTGCAAAGCGTTCGTTAAATTCAGGATGCTTAGACTTCATTTCGCTATCCGATAGACATCGTTTTATGTAGTCCTTTTCAGTTTCGTTTTTCTTTGGATATGGCATTAATTCAAAAATATTATTATGTTGTTAAACTTTCCCTTTAATAATTGTATCTCGCATCGTTCTTTACAAAGATAAAGCATATTACCATAAATTACTATCTTTTGCATATAGATAAATTTTATCAAATACGTTATTTTTCCCACAAGTGAAACATTGCTTTCTATTTACTTTAATACCAGTTAGTTCTTCATACTCAGCAATAATGTTTGCCGCTATCTTATTAGACATGTCCGGCTTATTACCGTATGCCACCACACCTAAAATAAACTCTTTGTTATTCTTTATATAACTCATAGTGTTTAATTATTACCTTCATTGCCTCAGTAATTATATTCGGCTCAAATGGCTCAATAGTAGCGCCTAGTCTCCAGTAGTGATAGTGTTTTAATACTTGTATTGCTTCTATTATTGTCATAACACCACGTTGTTAATTATCTTTTTTATTAGTTTCTTTCTGTTTAATCTAATCGTATGGTAACTCATATCTAAATCTTTTGAAAGCTCCTTTAATGTTTTATCGTTTGTCGATTCAAATAAAACGTAAACATCCGTCTCCTTTATAGTATTATCTGTGTTTAAATATGATATTACTTTGTCAAAATCTTCATCAATCTTATGGTTGTATTCGCTGTGAGCTATGTTCGTGCCGTCGAATATTCCAAACTTGTTTGACATTTCAAAAAGTACATTGTCTTTTCCGTTTAGGTTGTAGTTTCGAGCTTGTGAGTTAGCCTTACCAAACATTACAGTAAATGCGAATGCTTTAAGGTTGTTTATTCGGTTAAACTTTTCATCTGGCAACTCCAACAAATAAATAAATGTTTCTTGGAATAAGTCGTTAAAAATGTCTCGATTGTTGCATAACTTCCGAGCGTTGTTTTTTAACGATTGGTCTTTGAAAAGTTCTTCTATTTGTTCTTGTTTTGTCACTGTACTAAAGTAGTATTATTTAGTCAATTGTATATATTTATCCATGAAATCATCAAAAGATTTTACTATAAAATAATAACCTCCAGCTTTCTCAATATTTTTTTGATATTCCTTTTGAAAATCAGATTGAATATCTTTACCAATTTTTACCTCCCATTTTACAGAAACCCCAATTTTTTTACCATTTATATTAATTGGTATTGTACTACTAATATCCGCAGAGCCTTTTGTCCCCGAACCTTTAATATATTTGCCGGAACCTATCTTTTTACGGTTGCCCAAAACATCGGTAACTACTTTCGAATTATCCACCCAACGCCCTGAAGTACTGATTCGTTCTGCTTGGTATCCGTTAAGGTTAATCCATTTAACTATAGCCTTGGTGAGTCCGTTGGCTGTCTTATCGGTGTACTTTGTCCGTACAATATATTCAGGTGGCATCCGTGACTCTTTACATCGTATTTGCCAGTCTAATTCTGTTAGTTGTTGTAGGGGTGTCATTTAATTTGATATTTAGATTTAAAATAAACATACGGCATCGTATTAAAATGTCCGTTGTCTT